GTCTCGAGCTCGAACGTGTAGCCATTACCCATACTGGAGAACTTCTCCAGTACATGCCAGTGCCCATCAACGAGCGTTGATGGGCTACGAAGAGCGTTGAGCTCCTCGTACCAACGGGCAGGAAGTAGGATCCTCACCAAGTTCCTACTAACGGTATCACTAGCGTTTGACAAGTCGAGAGTAGCAAACTCTCGCGTGCGAGAAGACTCACGGGCTACTCGCCTGTGAATCTCTTGAGCACGATCCAAGTCCCAACCGGCATTGATGCTGAGTCTCCGCCGAATGGTGGACCCAAGGCCGAGCTGATAGAAAACGTTGATTGCGGGTTCAACCGCAATCGACCTATCTATCAACGCAGTCTTGGGAACGGTTAGATAGCGATTGCCTCTAACCCAGGATAGGTGTCCACGGGACTTACGGTCTAAACGACCCCAAGCGGTTGCCTGGAACGGTAGAACGTACCACGCAGCCCCGCGGGTGATTGTGGGTGTTGACGTCATTTTATCTGGGACGGTTGTCAGTCGTCCTCGATCGGAGAACGTAGCACCAGGACCGAACTTGCCCCTTACCTCATCAAGGTCAGGGGGGCTCGAGCCAATCCATTCTCGAATCTTCTTTCCAGCCCTTCGGAGAAACCGTTGGACCGCCTCATCCTCGGTGGTTGTGATGCCACCGTAGAGGAATTTGGAGAGTCGTTCATTGGATTTGAAGCACTGATGCTCACCGCTGTACCACTTGGTTAGAGCGGCTTTGCGGCGATCGATACCACGTAGAGGCAGGTTTGGTAACTTCCTGATGAGGGAAGTCGCCTGCACATCGCAGAAGTACCGTTCAGCACTGTCGTAGTGGCGTGGATCCGTCGTCATCGACAAGATCTCTGCGTACGCACCATATCTTAGGCTTATGGCCACGGACAGTGCGCGCGCAGTCCCCAGCTCCTCCAAAATCGGCAGGAGCACTCGCAAAGAAGTGTTTAGCGAGTCCATGTTCCGTGTGTCCCCCGTTGTTAGTTAAACGGGGGCATACCCGGCCTGCACACAGCTCTTGGTGAGCGTGGCGGCCAGCAGGTTCAACGCCTGGTTCACCTCATTGAGGTTTGCCGAGGGAATTGCCTGGGGCATGGTGATGACACCAGTCATGACAATGCGATCCTTCGCACTGTACAGCGTCGTGGTCGAGTCCTGAACCGCGTAGGGCATGACGACCTCGAAGGTCATCTGCCGCGCGGTTTTCGGACCGTTCCACTTGCTGGCCAGCTTGAAGGTTGACCGAAGACCAACCGGGAGTCCCGCGGCCGCACCGGTGTCCTGTCGCCACACAGCAGGGGAGCTCTCGCCCCCAGATGCTGTAACGGCGTCGAACACGATGTCGGTCGTACCGTCTGCTTTTTTGACGGTAATGGAAGCCATCGAAGGCATGTTTGTAACCTTTCGGAAACTTGGGATAATACCCAAAGCTGATGAGGCTGCCTACACGCACCGCTACTTCCCTAGCACCTGTGTGAACAGGGCCAAGGCTGTCGCAGCACGAGCCTTAGAAGGCAGAGTGAGTTTTTTGACATTGAGAGTCGGGCCGCTTAGTCCAGCGGCCCGACCGCAGAGAACACCGCTACCGGAGAAGGTTGAGGTACCAGCGACGAACCCAGGGTTCGCGTAGATGATACCGGCTTCCCACGTCCGATAGACATTGGTAGTATACTGCCTCTCAAGCGTCATGCCTGCGAAGTCAGAGACGGAGCGAAGGACGTCCCCGACATTCACGAACCAGTCAACAACAAACGAGAAAGGCACAACCTCCCACGCAAGCGACAAGGGGTTTAGGACCCCCCACTGCTCAAGCGAGTGAATCGTGCTGTTCTGAATCGTCCTCACAGAGCAGCCCTGATGTCCAACATAATGGCCAACCCACCATCCCTTACGGGTGACGGAGCCAAAGTTGAAATTCAAGGTACCCTGATGAATGACTCTTGCAGATCCTCGTACCCTCATGAACTGTTTCAACGGTTCGTTAACCACCTCAATCGCGTCGTAGACGTCCTTGATAAGTGGTTCCCAACCGAAGTGATACTCCAGCCAATTATTCGACCAAGCCCGACGCTTAGAGACGTTTGGAGGCACGAAGTGCATCTTCAACGTCTTGGCAGCGCCAAGAAAGTCGAGTTTCTTGACTTGGAGAACAGACTTCATGAGTGTCCCACAGGTACGTGCCATCATGCCGAGAGATTGGCGATACTCTACAGCATCTACCCCAGCGCCCACAGTATCGTAGACGTTGCCCCTCATCCGTTCGTACCCGTTGTTACGGGCTTGAATGGCAAGGTTCACGTCATAGCGAGTGTCGGGCATGGAGCTAGCATCGTTGGGCGGACTCCCCGCAGGGGGAGAGGGACCAGGCTTCCAACTGTACTGACCCTCTTTGAAGTAGTACGGTAGGACCAAGTTGAACGGGACTTTCTGCCATGCGCGTTGCCGCTGCATGTAGTAGGTCTTTAGTCCACTTGGGCCGACCGAGACCGTCTCCAGAGCGCGTTGTCCAGAAGGAAGCATATCCTTTACCCATTTGTTGACGATGTGGGAGAGTGGCGGACTACCCCTGGGTTTCCCAGGGCGCCACACGAGAAGTCGTCCCCGTTAGATCATGTCAATGACGTCCTGCTTCACAGCAGTACGCCAAGAGGTAACCTGCCGCTCTTTCACGAATTTGATTTCGTTGAGGGTGACAGATCTCTTAGACACAACCACGAGAGAACGACCAGTGTTCAGGCAACAGACGACGAAGGACTTTTGGTCCAAATCGTCAGTTGACGTTACACTCCACCAATTTGAGAAGTCACGAATGACCCTCATCTCGGAAGGGGTATAACCTCCGAACTCCTCACGATGATCAGTGATCCCGTGAGACAGCATGGAGCTGAGAAGATTGACCTGGCTAGGGTTCAACTCTAGCACGTAGCCAATTTTCGCCGCAAGACGACTAGCGATCCGCTCGGACGGGTAGAACCCGACTTTGCGAACCGTTTCGAGGGTAGCGGCAGCAGTGGAAAAGTTTCTCATGGTAAGTCCTTGACATGGTAAGACGGAG